GTCTGTTACAGTAACTGCACCCGACTATTTCAAGCGGGTTAGTGAGCAGTGGAACGTGCCATGTTTTGATCACTTCGGAAACTTCAAAGGCCCGATTGCAAGCCGCAGGACTACATACACATTCGGCTCTCACCTGAGCGGCACGTTTGTGCTGAGTAGCGCAATATCGTCCTCTCAGGCATTTTCATACGCATACACAAATACCGACAGGATAGGCTGCGGTGGTCATCGCATTGATGTGGTTTGGTACAGAGAAAACAGAACGATCAATGGGAGCATTGTTCCGGTGATAGTGTTTGACGCTCCAGTCATAATGTGCAGGGTTTTTGAGCACACGAAAATACAGACATCGCCACCGCCTGTTTCGAGTGCTGGAGAAGGAGACATGACTTGCGGTTCAACAGCCACCGGGGCATATCCTTGTAGCAGCAATTACCCAGCAGATAGCCCGAGAGTGCAAACATCCTCAAGCCTTGGTACGGCATTCACCAACGCCGACCCGAACGACACAGAGCCATTCGGCAGGATTGTAGTTCCCGGGCCGTGTTTTGCCGGAACTATCACGAAAAACTACTCCATGACGTACCCGCATCCGGCTCACGTCCAGTCTGCTAACGAGGGGGGTCCGGTAGGAAATTTTCAGATCATATCTGAAGAAGGGTCTCTGTCTGGCTCAGTGTCCATGACTGTTGAGTTCTTGTGAGACACAGCGATGCCGTGTGTTCAAGTATCTCCCGGCGCGACGCCTTTGTATCTTGGCGTCCATTCGTTCAGTTCTGGCCCTCACGCGACAGAAGAGGACTGTCTGAATGCCTGCAAAGAGGGCGCGTGCTGCGAAGGCACGACGTGCAGCACCAAGCCGCAGTGTCAGTGTCAAGGGGCCGGGCAGGTGTTTAGGGGAATTGGAACAACGTGCAAAACGTGTTTTTTTTGCCTATCAGGTTGTCCGCCTGATTCGCTTACGCTCTCAGTTACCGCCGAAAGGTACGTCCGGCGAGTTATGGGCAGGGTGTCTTTCAATCTCACCGGCCCAGCGGGTGTCGGCGTCGGCATGGTTAGTTTATTCCCCGGCGATCAATACGCCGGTGAATTCGTAATGGCGCGGGTGTCTCCTACTGTTTACGAATACGTATACGGCCAAGAGCCAGAATGCACTGTCCGTTCGTTCGTAAGATTCGACTTGCAGTCTTGCCTAATAACGGCATCCTTTAGGATGCTATGGGAAGCGAGGCTCACAAACTACCCGCAAGACACGGCACCTCGTGAAGCAAGTGAGATCGACTGCATACCAAGAACCAATGCGTCAACCACAATAGGGCAGCATTGGTATTCCAACATTACAGGCGCAAGCGGCTTTCCTGTTGCAGCAACTGACCAAGGAAGTTTTCCGGGTGTTCTCCCGTTATTTTCTTCCGCGTCTAGAAACTGTAACTCACTCTACGCCAACCCGACGCAACAAGTTTCCTTCACTCTTCCGCAAGAGTGGTGGCTCCGTGGGGCTTTTGTGGGATTTGGAATCTCGTCCGCCCCGGTCGTTAGCACGCCGTTTCAGGGAGACTTTCCAACGGTTGTTTACGAATCTTCTGGTTCAAGGGCCGTCACGTTGTCAGTCCGGGCGTCTGGCAATCCTCTTCCATGATTTCCTGCGACCGCCTGCATCTTGTCTCTCGTTGCCGCGAGCGTGGCTACACGCTCGACGAAGTCATGCCGTGCGTCGTCGCCCAGGACGGCGACCAGTGGACGATCGACACCGAGCATCCGGCGTATCCGAGGCATCCGAAGGCGGGCTACGAACCACCATTACCACAATCACCTTCATCCGGCCCCGGCACGGAACTCTCCAAACTTCTCAAGCGATTCGGCATCGAGCCGACGCCGACCTGCCAGTGCCGAGCGAAAGCCGCCGAGATGGATGCGTGGGGGCCGGATGAGTGCGAGAAGCCGGAACGCATTGATGAGGTCGTCGCCGTGATGAGGGCGGAGGCCGAGGCTCGCGGCCTCCCATTCCTCGACGTGGCCGGTCGCCTGCTCGTGCGTCGTGCGATCCGCAACGCCAGACGCGCCGCCAGCAACGCTGGCAAAACGGTTTCCTGACACGCCACACCCGGGGCTGGCCGCCGCCCATCTCAGGTAGGGTGGTGCCATGGCGAGGCGACAGCGGACGATCGAGATCGCCGGTGCCCGGTGGCACATCGTCCGGGCACGCCTGCGCAATCTCTACGGCCTGTGCGACTACGCCACGCGCACGATCAAGGTCGACTCCCGCCTGACCGGCACCGACTACCTCGACACGCTCCTGCACGAGCTGATCCACGCGAGGTGGCCCGACATCTCGGAAGAGTCCGTGTCTGAGTTTGCCGGCATGCTGACCACCGTCCTCGAGCAGGAGGGCTTCCGACGTGACGAGTGACGGCACGCCGTCGATCATCGACCAGGTGCTCGCCGTCGCGGCGAACAAAGGCCCCGGGTACGCCCCGTGGTACATGCGGCTGCCCGAGGCCGACCTGCGGCAGCTTGAGGAGCTGCGGGATCGGTGGCGTGCCGGGCAGGTGCCGATGCACAAGCGGGCGCTCGCCCGTGCCATCGTCACCGTGTGCCAAAAGCTCGGCCACGACATCTGCGGCATCCAAGGAGTCGAGGCGTGGATCGGACGACGAAGCCACTAGCCGACGCCGTCCTGGCCGAGGCGGCAGCCGACGTGCCGCCGGGCAAGGACACCGAGCAGATCACGCAACGCACCGACGGCGACACCGTCGAGGCCCGCAGCGTCTCGCGCACGATCCGCACGGTCGAGGACCTCCTGCGGCACATTGAGGCCGACATGACCAGGTACGAGGTCGCGGCGTCCGAGGCCACGAAGTGGGAGGGCATGTCAGTCGACCGGGCGACCGGCCAGCCGGTGGTGACCGAGCTGTTTCGCGTGTTCGTGCGGCTCAAGCCGCGACCCGGCCCGGGCGTGCGTGAGGTCGTGGAGGCGATGATCGCGGCGGCCAGCCGAGACATCGTGCGGCCGCCCAAGCCAAAGGCAAAGGCCGTGAAGGGCGACCGCTGGGCGGTACTCGTGATCGCGGACCCGCACTTCGGCAAGTACGCGTGGGCTCGCACGACAGGCCAGCAGGACTACGACGTCGGCATCGCCGCCACGCTCATTCGGGAGGCGTCGCAGGAGCTGCTGTCGATCGCGGCATCCATGCGTCCGAGCCGGCTGACCGTGGCGACGCTCGGCGACGTGTACCACTACGACACGCCAAGCGGCACGACGACGAGCGGCACGCCGCTCGAGCGAGACGGCCGGCTCCAGAAAATGATCGAGGTCGGCACCGACGAGCTGCTGCGGGTCGTGGACCTGGCCGGAGACATCGCCCCGACCGACACGCTCACGGTCCACGGCAACCACGACGAGACGCTGACCTGGGCGTGGCTGCGGATCCTGCAGGAGCGTTTCCGCAAGGACCGCCGGGTGCGGGTCGAGGACACGTTCACGCCCCGCAAGTACCTGCACCACGCCGGCAACCTGCTCGGTTTCTGCCACGGTCACCGGGCCAAAAAGCGTTTGCCGCAGCTCATGGCGCTCGAGGCGGCGGAACTGTGGAGCCAGTGCCCCTACCGGGAGATCCACACCGGGCACTACCACCAGCAATCCGCCGAGTGGAGTCGGCCGATCGAGACGATCGACGGCGTGCTCGTGCGGGTGGCCCCTGCCCTGTGTCCGCCGGACGAGTGGCACGCACAGCAGGGCTTCGTGGGCAACAGGCAGGCGATGGAGTTGTTCGTGTACGAGCGCGGCGGCGGGCTGTCGAGCATGCACGTATCGGGACCACCACCAGGAGGACGACGGTGACACTGGACGAGCAGAACGCTGCCCTGCGGGCGGCCGTGACGGCACGACACGAGGGCATGGCAGCGTCGCTGGCGGGCTGTCCGCCGGCGCAGGCCGCGGCGGCGAGCGTGCTGTCGGACCCGGCGCCCTGCTGCGACGGCGGCCGCACGATCCCGGTGGACTACATCCTGCGAGGCGAGGCCGAGCTGCGTGCGGCGGCCGCCGGCTGGAAGCAGACAGTCGAGGACGCCAAGCCGGCACGGCTTGCACGGGAGGCGTCGCTGCGGCCGGGCTCGGCCGAGTTCCTCGCCGTGCTCGACGAGCTGCGTGAGCTGCACCTGCGCAAGACGCTTGACTACGGCGTCGACGAGGACGCGCTGTCAAACATTCGCACGAGCGCCGACTACGTGGACGTGCCGGCGTGGGCGGGCTGCGTGATCAGGCTGGCCGACAAGATGCACCGCCTGCGGGCCTACTTTCGCCGTGGGAAGGTCGAGTTTGACGGCATCCCTGACACCCTTCTCGATATGGCCGCCTACAGCATCATCGCCCTGGTTCTGTACCGCGAGTCCGAGCGTCCATAACCCCTGCCGACCGACCGCCGTCCTGCCGTACCGTGACGGCATGGAGGACGGCAGCGTGATTGCCCACTACCGGCACCGCAGCGGCCAGCGCGAGGCGATCCCGTCGCCGTCCGACGCTCTGTCGCTGGCCGCGGTCTACACGCCGACGCAGCAGACGTGGGGCAAGCTCACGTCGAAGAAGCCAGCCAGGCTGTCGCCCGAGGACATCGCCCTGGCCGCGTTCCGTCTTGGCGTCACGCCGTCAGTCGCCCGTCAGGCCATCGAGATGGGGCTTTTCGATGGCTGACACACTGACCGCGACGATGCGGACCGTGATGATCTGGGACCGCACGGTCGACCAGGACATCGGCACGACCGTGTCGGCGCAGACCGACCAGAACACGTACGCGATCACTGACGGCAGCGGCAGCCGGCAGGCGGACCTGGTCTACGCGGCCAACCGCACCATCGCCGCAAACACGCTCGAAGAGATCGACCTGCGGGCAATCACGCAGACCACGCTCGGCGTCACCGTCAATTACGACTTCCGCCAGCTGCGGCTTGTGCGCGTGGTCAACAACGAGACGACCAGCGGTCGCAAGATCCGCGTCGGCTGCGATCCCGGCCGGCCGAGCGTCGCCTACGCGTCCGAGATCGGGCCGGGCTCGGAGTGGTTTTCAATCAATCACATCAACGCCTGGCCAGTCACGTCGACCAACCAGCTCATGTACATCGCCAACCCCAACGCCGCGGCGGTGACGTACTCGCTCTGGCTCGTCGGCACCTCAGTGGCACCCACCTGATGCCGCCCGTCCTCACCATCACCGGGCAGCTGCGTCTTGCGGCGTCATGGGTCGACGACCTGACGCTGACGACCGTCACCGACTCGGCGTCGGTGCTGCAGACGCTGTCGCTTGCCAACGGCACAGGCGCCGGCCAGGTCAACGGCTATTGGCGCGACGTGCGCACCGTCGGCATCTCGGCCACCGACACGATCAACACGACGGCGCTGCCGCTGTCGGTCTTCGGCACGGCCGGCACGCTCAATCTGGCGAGCGTCAAGCTGATCTACGTCCGCAACCAGTCGGCGACGGTCACGCTGACCTACGACATCGCCGGCGCTAACTACGGGCTGCCGCCCGGTGCGGTCTTTTTGTGGACCGCCGGCACTGCTCCGACCAACAAGTGGTTTGACGCCGGCAACATCGTCATCGAAGGCGGATCGGCGTCCGCCACGTACGAGATCGTCCTGGCAGGAGTGAAGGCATGATCTCCGACGCACCGGTCATGGCCGCAGGCGGCGAGGCCACGCTGATGGCGCAGGTCGCCGCGTTCCTCGAGGTCGCCAAGGCCAAGGCCGCCGGCGGCATCACGTGGGCCGAGTTTGGCGAGCTGCTCGTGGCTCTCCTGCGGCTGTCGGTCGAGACGCTTGACGCCGTGCTTGGCATGAGCGGTGCCCAGAAAAAGGCGCTAGTGCTCGAGGCCGTTGCCGCGCTCTTCGACCAGCTGGCGGACAAGGCAGTCCCGGTGGTCGTCTGGCCGGTCTGGATCCTCGCCCGACCCGCCATCCGGGCGCTCGTGCTGGCGATCGCCAGCGGTGCCATCGAGATCGTCCTGCCGCTCACGAGGGCCGCTGAATGATGCCGCTCCTGCTCGTCGCCGTGGCCGCGGTGGCGCTCGCCTGGCCGTGGATTCAGGCCCACTACCACGAGTGGCGGTGGCCGCAGCTCGACAGCCGCCACCTGGCCGCAGCCGCGCTGATCGCGGCGGCCGCGTGGTCGTACGTCGCCAGCTCGCCGGCCACGCCGGCACCGGCCCCTGCCCCGGACCCGGCCGCGTTCACGCTCCGCGGCAAGTTCGTCGGGCCGGATGCCGCCCGTGACGCGGCGCTCGTCGCCGCCCTGTGCACCGAGCTGGCCAACGAGATCGAGTGGGACGCCAGCCAGCCCGAGCCGCTCATCCGTACCGGCGTGGCGTTCGACGAGTTGCGGGTCCGCAGCCGCGTCCTCCTGTGCCGTGGCGAGTCGCTGGGGGCCAAGCACCCGCTCGCGCGTCAGGCGATCGAGGACTACCTCAACACCGTCGCAGGGACCGCAGGAGGGCCGCTGACGCCCGAGCAGAAGGCCAAGTGGGTGGCGGCATACCGTGAGGTCGCCCGGGCCGCGGAGGCCGCCAGGTGAGCGCACCCAAGCATCCGTGGCGCCTCGTGGCGGCTGCGGCACTGGTCGTCTGGCTCGCTCTCTCATTCTGGTGGGCGGCCGGGGAGGTGCGCCAGCCGGCGATCCTGACCGGATACGTGCCAGACCCAGAGGGAGTCGCCCGGTTCCTCGAGGAGCTGCCCGAGCCCTACTTCGCCCAGGCCGGCGCCGACGCCATGCGTCAGGCGGTGCCAGTCGACACGTTTCTCTACAGGCAGATGGACCGAGCGCACCGCGCCCGGTACGGCACGCCGTTTGTCGTCGGCCGCCAGGGCATCGGCGACTGCGTGTCGTGGGGCGCGATGCACGCGGTCTTCTGCGCCGAGGCCGTGGACTGGGCGACTGGCAAGCTGGCCGAGCCGCCGAAGATGCCGGCCAGCGAGGCGATCTACGGCGGTGCCCGGGTCGAGGCGCGCGGCCGCGACGGCTCGGGGCGGTCGCCGGTCGGCGGGTGGAGCGACGGTGCCACCGGCTGGGGAGCGGCCCGCTGGCTGCGTGACTGGGGCGTCGTGTACCGCGAGGACGTGCTAGGGCACGACCTGCGGACGTACGACAAGAACCGCGCGAAGTCGTGGGGCGCGTACGGCTGCGGCGGCCAGGGCGACGACGGCAAGCTCGACGCGCGAGCCAAGCGGCATCCCTGCCGGCACGTCGTGGCTGTCAAGACCTGGGACGAGCTCGTGGCCGCCGTGACCTCGGGCTACCCAGTGACAATCGCCAGCTCGGTCGGCTTCAACTCAGGCAACCGCGACGCCGACGGCTTCTGTGCCGCGTCCGGCACGTGGATGCACCAGATGTGCGTGATCGGCGTGCGGTTTGGCAACCGCACGGGTGGCCTCGTCTGCAACTCATGGGGAAACTACGTGGGCGGCGGCAAGTTCCCGCCTGACCAGCCAGACGGCACGTTCTGGGCCGAGAAGTCGGCCATCCAGAGGATCCTGGCGCAGGGTGACTCCTACGCGATCGGCAGCGTCGACGGTTTCGCGTACCGACAGATCGACAACGGCGACTGGTTTCAGCCTCCACCGCAGGAAAACAAATGACAGACCGCAACAGACTCGTGGCCATGGTCGTGATCGCCGTGGCAATTGGCTGGTACGCCGGCTCCGGTGCGTCCCGCGATCCCAAGCCGCTCGAGGACCGCCCAGTGCTGCGGTGGATCGCGAGGGCCGCTAAGTCACTTTTGTGGGTGGCCGTGTTTGTCGAGGAGCCGCCGGCACAGCACGCCGAGATCCGTTCGCACATCGGCTCCGACGGATACGTTGCGGTCGATCACGGACGAGGGTGGTGACACATGTGGCGATGGATCGTCTGGTTCCTCACCTGGCTCTCCGCCGACCCGGCCGACATCGGCCGCGAGTCGGCACGCGCGGCTGCGTCGATCGCCGCGGCACGCGCCACGATGGTCACGTCGCCCGATGTGCCGCCCGAACGGGCTCCGCCGGACATGAAGTGCTGCAGCGACTGCGGCGGCACCGGCGTGATCGTGCACGGCGACGGGCACAAGACGCCATGCCCGTGCCCGGCCTCGTGTACGTGCAAGCGGCCACGAGCGCCGATGCCTGCGGCGTCGCCCACGCCTGGCAAGCCGGCCACGCCATGATGCTGGAGGCTCCCGTGGGCGACGTCGCGGGTATGGACCTGACCTGGCTGCGGGCGGAAGTACGGCACCGCGTGGGCGGCCCTGCCCTGCAGCTGCCCGACGAGGTAGCCGCAATCGTCGACGCCACGCTCGTGCACTGGCCGGAGCGCCACATGGCGGACCTGGCCAGGCGGGCGGAGGCGGCCGGCGCCGGCCGCGAGGCGCTAGATGCCATCGGCGTCATCTCCGCCAAGGTCCGCGAGGTGCTCGAGCTGCGGTGCGAGACCGA